TATTAGTTTTAAATCTACCAATAGTATTAATTAACGAACCTGTTACATTTGCTACGTCTGCTGGTGTGTTTACACCTTGTAAAATATCTAACATCTGATTTACAGGTGTTAATATATTTCCAGCAGCAGCTACTTTTCTTGTACTACTTTGTAATGATTTATTATAATCGTCGTTATCTATTTTACCTTGAGCACCTTGTCTTAAAGTGCTTAATTGTCCTGGATTGTTAATAATTACAGTTTCTGCAGGAGCTACTTCATATATATTAGAACCGTCTTCATTTTGACCCACAACAACTTCTAAAATTTCATCACCACTTTCTGTAGTTCTAACTCTAGCGTTTTGAGTTGCTTGATCAACTGAACCACCCCCATCGATTATATCTGGTCTAAAAACATTTACTATTTTAGATTTAGCTCCACTATCTTTATCCTCTCTTAAAACAAAGTCTAGTAATTTACCATAAATTTTATCTTTAGATGCAGTTTTTGCTTGTTGGTATTGTATTGTTTTTTGTTTATTTAATTCAGCTCGTGTCTTTTTAGCATTTATATAACCAGCTTGAAATTGTGGATCTTGACCAGCAGCTATAAGGTCTGAAATTAATCTACCTACTTGACTTTTTTCATTAGAGGGTAATCCAGGATATTGTTGATCTACGATAGCGTTTGTTATATCGTCAATATTTCCTAAATTTAAATTATCTAAATTAATAGCACCTAGTAAATCAGAAACCCCTAAACCTCCGCCTGCACCTTCAGCACTAGCCATAAGTTCATCTAATCTTGATCCACTAGGTTGACTAGTTTCTGTTGGAATATTAGGAGTTTGTAATCCACTTTGAGGTAATGCACCTGATACATCTAATACTTCTCCAGCAGCAACTTGTGGCGCACCTTGTAATTGTACAGAGGGTATACCACCACCCATAACACTAGCGGCTCTTCTACTTAGCGGATCAGTACCACTAGCTATCTGTGAATAAGCGTCTAGTGGAAATAAACCACCACTTGTCCTTATTTGTTTTTCAAGTTCTTCTAATGTTAATGCCATTAAACATAACCTCCAGCTAATCCAGCACCGAAGTAAGCACTTTGTGGATTAAGCGGTTGTACTGATGTTGTAGATCCTGCTAGTGGAGCTAAGCCACCAAATATTCCTGCAACATTAGATAAAGTTTGCATAGGTAAGTTATATTGACCTACAAAGTTTTGGTAATCTAAATCAAGTCCTGCTTGTTGCATACCACGTTGAGTGCTACCAATATTACCTAACATTTGAACGTCTGCTCTTTGTAATCCTGGAAGCGCAGTAGCGATTCCTAGTTGTTGTCTACCTAAGTTTCCTAATCCAGACGCTAATTGTGAACCGAGTTGTCCTGTATATCTTCCAGCACCAATCCCTAACGTGCCTAATTGACCACCTAGTTGACCTATACCTAAACCAACTTGTCGCCCTGCAGTTCCAGCAGCTTGACCAAGTGTGCCTAATTGTTGTGCTAATTGTGATTGTTGCGCACCACCTAATTGTGTTGCCCCTAATAATCCTTGTAACCCAGCTTGTTGTCCTGCTAATGCTTGTTGTCCTAAAGCACCTGTTTGTCCTGCTAATTGTGATAACAACCTAGCTTGATTTGCTTGTCGTGCTTGTTGTGCTTCAAAAGCTTGTTGTGCTGCTTGTTGTGCTTGACCAAATCCTGCGGCTCTTATACCACCTATTCTTTCTGCAGCACCTCTAGCCGCTTGTCTAGCTAATTCTTCAGAAACTAATCTTCCTCTTGAACCACCAAACGCACCGCTTCTAACTTGTTGAGCTCTATTAGCAATATCAGATTGAGCTAACCCCTCACTAACATCTTTTAATGTTTGTTGGACTACAGCTTCTTCGTAAGGATTATAAAACGAACTTGTAGAACTAGGATCAAAAGCTTGTGTAGATAATAAACCTGCTAATCCAGCTTCACCTAAACCACCTAATGCGGATGAAATAAAAGGAGCTTGTGTTCCTGCTAATCCTCTAAATCCAGCTTGTGCTTCTCTGACACCACGACCCACGTCTGCTGCGCCTTGTCGTGCGGCACTTTCTGCTGCAGAGTATTGCGCTAATTCAGGGGCTAATGAACCTTCTAATCCTGTAATACCCCTTGCAAGAGCACCCTCAGCACCACTTAAACCTCTAGCTATTTGATCTCTACCTTGAGCTCCTGTTTGCATAAGCTCAGAAGCCGCTTGTTCGGTTAAACCTGCACCTCTTTGTAAAAACGGTAAATATGAACCAATAGCTTGTTCACCTAACTGAAAAGCTCTTTGTTCTTGAGGTGTAAAGCCTGCAATACGTTGACCTGTATAAGTAAAAGGACTACTATCAGGTAAACCAAGTTGTGAAAGTTGTGAAACTAGTTGTTGATTTAATAATGGGAATAATCCAGGGATACCTGCACCTCTTCCAGCTAAAAAGTCTTGTACTAACCTATTAGGGGTTAATATTTGTTGTTGTGATTCTACAGCCATTATACTAATTTTGTCCTTATTTCTTCTAAAGCAGCAATACCGTTATCGTAACTTCCGTTACCTAAATAATCTACCATTACTTTAGGTAAAACATATTCTTGATCGCTTAAATAAACAGGTATATCGTCGCTTGTGGGTGTTCCTGGACCTCTGATTTCTCCGTCAGGTCTTACTCTTATTTCGTCAGGTTTAGGTCCGCCTTTTTTCATCCCTATTTTTCCACCAAACATTGCACGTTGAGCACCAACAAATTTTTCTAAATTAGGAAATTGTGGAGGTGCGACGGTAGACCCTCTTATGTATTCATTATTTTGTAAAGGATTTACAGCTGGTCTTAAACCTTGTTGTGCAAATTGTAAAGATTGTGTTCCGTAAGGATCTGAGCCATAAATAGCTTCAACTATTTTAGGCATTAATAAACTTTCTGCTAATCTTGCAGTTACTGGGTTTTCATCGTAAAATTTTTCGACAGCATCAACACCACCACCTACTGTTTCTTTTACTCTGTCTAATATTCCTTTACTACTTGTTGCTGCTTGTTGTGCTTGTGAGCCGAACTGTGTATTAGCCCCAGCATTTGAAATAAATGAATTGCCTTTAGTAAAGCCACCTTTAGTTTTTGTATACCCTTGATTTCTCATAAATTTATCAAGAGCAGAAGATTCAGTACCTATATTAAATAATTTACCTAAAGTAGAATCACCCACACCTGCAAAAGCATCTTGAAAAGATTGTACTGGTGTTCCTAACGAACCTATACCTTGACCTGTTGCTCCAAAACCTTTTGCTAAACCAAAAGCAGCTAACATATTTTGTGCATAATTATCACTAGCAGAAGTTTTTGTACCTATGCCAGCACCGATAGAAGCACCGACTGGTCCACCTATTACAGCACCGATAGTAGCACCGATTGCTGGACCTAATCTTTTAAATGCTTTCTTTAATTCACCGCCTACACCAAACTCTTGGGCATTTTCGAAATCATCAAGATATTTATTATCTAAAGTCGTTATTCCGCCTTTTTCTAACATTTCCATCTTTTTCTTGCCTGTCTTAATCTTGAATTAGGGTTTTTAGCAGCTTTAGGAAATTTCTTCATCTGTCCTGCACTTCTAGCACAATACGATTTACGTCTTTTCGCTGCCTTACTGCCCTTTTTTACTTTCCCAGTAACAGCAGTTTTTAATTTAGATCCAGGATTCATACGACGGTAGGCTTTTACACCTGCTTTAGTCATACCTGCACCCTTTTTCGTAGCACGAAAATTCTTTTTATTTCGAGGTGGCATCTTAGCTTTTCTTCTAGCTGCCATAATTAATTCCTATTGACGAAGTTTAATATATTTATCAATGTTTTTAAACTCATAGATAGCCTTTATCCATGATAATAAATCATCCTCATTCAGGGAATGTTTCATTAAGTTTACCCTAAAACAGACCAATTGAATATTGTTTTTGTCATAATCACCAGAGGGGTTTATTCGGTCTAATGAAATATTTTTACTATGTCCTTTAAAACCTTTTATTGTACCGTCTTTTATATGTGTCATTATTACACCTGATATAGCGCATAAACCTTTTTGTTTGTGGTATATATCTACTAATTCTTCATGTGTAATATTTATATCAAGACCTTGTTTTTTACCTCTTTTATTTTTTAAATGATTAAATAAATTTTTTAAATAATTTTCTGGTGATTTAGAAAAGAACTTATTCTTAGCTTTATTTCTACAAGTTTTACAGATGCTTTCACGTTTTGACCTATTTGAACCTTTTTTATATTTATAATTTATAGGAAAATCTTTCTGTGGTTTTGTTAAACCACATGAATTACAAGATTTATGCGCTTCCATCCATTATGGTGTACTTACAGTTACAGTTCCTAAACTACTAGTCATAGAGTAACCTGTTGAGGTAGCATAGAACTGAGACGTAAATAAATCTCGCCATTGAGTTCCATCCCAACACTGTAAAGTGTCAGTATTAGTATTAAAGATTATAGCACCCTGATTAAAAAATTCTTTATCTCTACTAGATTGATTTACTTGCCTAGTATTATCTGGGTCGAATTCACCTAAGTTTAATTCTACAACCCTTACTAATCTATTAAATATCTCTGGGGTAACAACATCAGTTGCATTAGGTATTCTACTAGGTAGTAGTTTGCTCATCTTCTACCGTCAGGTCTTACGTCTAAACGTGTAGCTCCGAGCCTCCATCCTGTATCATTATTACCTACTCCACTAGCGTCGTCATCAGATTCGATCCTTAAAACACCTTGACGTGCTCTTGTTCTTGTATTTACTTGAGTAGTATTACTAGCTATAGAAGTTGTGCTAGCAGTGGTTAAAGATTCTCCTGGAAAGTTTCTAGTTTTTAATACCATATTAACTTTACCAGCAGCTGAATTATTTAAAAATCTTAAATCAGGTACTATTCTATTTATAAATGCAAATTGTTCACCGTCTTGTATATCGAAGTCACTACTTTCAATAAACACACCTGTCATAGGGCTACCATCATCATTGTAACCAAACTCATGTTCGTATAAATAATTATTAGAAACAGCTCTAGGGTAATCTTTAGTACCTCTATCTAACCAAAAAGTTCTACTTAAATTACCATAACTCCAAGCATCTTCAATATAATTATAAGTTACATACCGATCTATTTCATTACTGCTAGAAGAACAATAAAACCAACCTACCTCGTTAAATTCGTTATTAGTAAAAGCTACAGTTTTAAATTGTTGTGTAGAACTCATATCCCCAAAAACATAGGTTAAAACAGAACAAGGCATTTTACGTACTGAACCGTTATAACTATAAAAACTATCATAACCCATCCAATATACTGCATTCGGTCCAGTAATCGCTGCGTTCGGTGCTACTAGTCCTGTACCTTTATTAATCAGACTAACCCCAAAAGTAAACGGTGGTCCAATAAATTGCATAGAAAATAAAGCAGTATCAGTCCATATTAATATTTCTTGTCTTGCTTTTACTGCACCGATAATAACACTACCTTCTGAAAGTCTTAAACTTCCTGCTGTATTAGCATTAGTAGGTTCAAAATCTAATTCGTTTTCTTGATCAGAAAAAGCAACTAACATAGGGTCACTTGTTCCTGTTCT